AACGCTGAATCAGGCCTTCTCGATTTCCGGCGCTACGGGCTCGGAAGCTTCTTCTTCTATCATTCAGCTTTCTCAGGCGCTCGCGTCTGGAACGTTGCGCGGCGAGGAATTTAATTCTATCGCTGAGCAAGGGCCACGCATTATGCAGGCGCTTGCTGATGCGCTTGGTAAGACGCGCGGCGAATTGCGCGGCCTCGCCGAAGGCGGTCAGCTAACTTCTAAGCTCGTTTTCGACGCTCTCCTTTCTCAGGCTCCAAAGATTGCGGCTGAGTTCGGCAAGGTACCACGCACTGTTGGTCAGGCCATGACTCAGCTTGGCAACGATATGCTGCGGGTCGTTGGCCAGACGAACAATGCGACAGGCGCAACGAATAAGCTGACTGAAGAGATTGATCGTCTTCGCGCACTCGTCAACACTGGCGGGTTTGGCGACGCTATGGTTGCAACCGTGACCAGCGTTGTCACGTTCATGAACGATATCGGCTCGACTGTCAATCAGATTAATGGCTATGTGAACGATACGAACGAAGCTATCAATCAAGTCGGGCAGGAGTTTAACACCGCTCTTTCCTATGTCAATAGCGCGACGCAGGAATTTCAGAATTTCTTCACGACCACGAACGACAGCGCTAAGCTTTTTCCTGAGACTTGGCAAGGGGCTCTTTCATCTTTTCAGAAGATTGTTGCGGATGCGGTAACGGAAGCCGTAGGACGCTTGACGGCTATTCCTTCGGCCGGCAAGGCAGCTTATGATGCTTTCCTTGCCGCGTGGCAAAACTTGCCATTGGCTCTTGGTGGCGTTGTCATTCTAGCTGCAAAGCAGGCTCTTGTCTCGATTGAAGAGATGGTTGATGGTGCGATTGCACTTATCAATAATGGAATTCGATCCATCAATGATGCGGTAGGCTCTTCCATTCCCCTCTTGGGCGGCGTTGTTGGAACCGTCTCAAATTACATTACTGAAATTTCGAACACAACAGCAGAGACAGCCGGCAAAAATTTCATCGACGTTTTCTCAAAGTCGTTCTCTGATAATCAGGCAACGGCTCAGGCGAAAGCCAAAGAGTTCTTCAACGCGATGGGCCTGCAAACGGCTAATGACAAGAACGTCGTGGATGGTGTCAATAAGATCGTTGACCTATATGGTCAAGCCAAAGACGCGGCCATCAGCTTCTTCGACACGCCAGCAAAGGCCGTTGAGACGACGCGCATTGCATTTAACGAGGGGATCACGAAACCTTCAAAAGAAGCTGCAAAAGCGCTTAAAGAAGCTGAATCTGCAAAGAAGGCTCTTTTCTCTGAGGCGGATGCCGCAGTCGAAGAGTTCTTCCCATTTGAGACGGCACAAAAAGAAGCTCAGCGCTTAACCGCACTTATTAACGATACAACGAACGGTCTCTCCGATCTACAGCGTCAAGCCCTTGGCTCGAAAATCGAGAAGAATTTCTCTGATCTTCTTCCAAAGTTTGAAGGCGCAAGCCAAGAGCTTACGAAGTACGGAGATACGGTCGATGATACGCGCGAAAAGCTCATTGACTTCCAAGACATAGGAGAAAGCCTATTTGATACCCTAAATGAAGGCCTCAGCAAAGGCGAAGGCCTTCTTAAGAGCTTCGCGAACACGTTTGCCAAGATTGCTAATCAGCTTGCCAGTCAAGCTTTCGGTAAGCTCTTCGGAGGCATGTTTGGTAATCCTTCTCAGACAACCGGTATCGGTGGTCAAGGGGCAAGTGCGTCCTCAATTGCGACGGCAATTGGCAATGCAGTTGGTGGAAGCAATCGTACATCGTCGACTGAGAGCCTAGAGCGAAGCGTCGTTCCTGCGTTCAAGAATGCTTCTACCAGCTTCCAAGCCGCAGCGAAAGCCATTCGCACGATTGAAAGTGGTTCGGCTGCGGGCAATTATAGCGCCATTGGCCCTGCCACTCGCACGGGCGATCGTGCGCTCGGCGCTTATCAGATGATGGGCGCTAACCTTCCGCAATGGTCACGGGAAGCCATTGGCCGTGAAGTTGGGAAGACTGAGTTCTTGAAGTCGGTAGAGCTTCAGGACAAAATCTTCGAGCATCGCTTCGGCGGCTATATGGCTAAGTATGGTCCCGAAGGTGCTTCCCGCGCTTGGTTCGCTGGTGAAGGCGGCATGAGGAATCTTGCCGCGAAGGATGTCGTCGGAACGTCTGTTCTTGGCTACAATTCCAAGTTTTCTTCGCTTTATAATCAGCATGGCGGAGGACAGCCTTACCGCTCGACTGGTTCTATCGATGAGCGCGAAACCCTTAGGCAGGGCGTTTCCTCTGGCGTTATCGACGCTCAGAAGAAGATTGCCACTGGACAAGCCGGCGTCTCTAGCGGTTCGACTGGTTCTGATCCTTGGGCTGGTTTGCGCGGCGGAACTTCTGGAGCAAAGACCGGCTCGACTTCCGGCGGCGGTCTCTTCGGCGGCATAAATGGCATGACGGGTGCCGGCTCCATTCTCGGAGTTCAGTATCCGGCATTCTCCGCTATGGGCGGTATTTCTGCTGGTCTTGGCGGTTTCGGTTCCGGTTATTCTTCCGGCTCTCCTGTCTCAGGTGCCCTCACAGGCGGCTTGAGCGGCTTCATGGCTGGCGGGCCTGTCGGCGGCATTATCGGACTTGGAGCCGGCATCCTTGGCGGTGTGTTGGGTGGTCGCGCTCAGCGCAAGGCGGCGCACCAGGAAGCGGCCAAAAAGTGGGAGGAAATGCGCCCCGCTTATGAGGCATTCGACCAATCTCTTTCGGGCGAGGGCGTCGGAAACCTGCGCTCTTCGATCGGCGATATGTGGAGTCAGCTTTCGTCTTTCATGGAGACGGGCGGCGCTGCGTGGAAAATGGGCAAGGGCAATAGTTCGGCTCAGTTTGCTTCCACTGGTACGAAGATGTTTGCCAAATGGCAATCGGAGATCAACGAGTTCCGCGACGGCTTCTCCTATATGTTGGAGGATCTGACGGGAGGTCAAGGGCTTGAAGGCGCATTTGCCAAGGGTCGTTCTCAGGTTAAGGTTCTTGACGAACAAGTCAAGGGCTTTATCGATGACGTTGAAGTCGCTTTTGGCTCTAACGATATTGGCATTCCGACTTCTGCCGCTTATGACCAGATGTCGAAAGACACCGAGGCCATGCGTCTTGAGCAAGTCGCTAAGGCTAAGAAGGCCGCTGGCGAATACGCTCTGACGATGCTCTACAGCGCAAATGCCACTTCCGACATGCAGAATACCCTTGATAGTTTCAAGGGAACTGCGGCGGGTCTCCAGCCAGTTCTTGAACGTCTTGGTTGGTCCGCTGACGAAGCATCTAAAGCCATTTCTGAACGCCTTGACCAAGCGGTTACGGCCCTTGGCGAAGCATTCGTTGATGATCTTCAGAGCCAAATCAATGAATTGAAGGGCATTGGCTATTTTGATGACATCAAAGACCTTCTGAAATCGCGTGACACTAGCCTTTCGGATGCCTCTCTTCTAGGCGTCGATCCTTCCGTTGTAACGGAGTGGTTCAAGCTTTCGGCCCAGAACATCGTTGATGGGGCCGAACTGACAGGTGATGCTTTTGACGCTCTTGTCAAGAAGTTTCCTGAGCTTGAAGGCGTCGTCAGCCAGTTTGGGTCTGTCATTAAAAGAACCGCTTCAGAGCTTAAATCAACGGTTGAAGGTTATGGAGATCGCTACTTTGCGGCTATCAACGATAGTTCTACCTTAGAAGGACAGCTAATTGCTTTTGATCGTCAAGCTGCTAAGGAGCGCGCGACAGAAATTGCAAGTGGCGGTCAAGCTATCAATGAGCTTGAGCAAACGCTTTCGGCTGAACGGCTGAAGATTGTTCGGGATGCCAATAAGGCTATTCTCGATCAAGCGAAGACTCAGCTTCAAAACCTCTATGAAAGCCTTTCGGCCTTCTCCAAGAACGTGCAAGAGTTCATAACCAATATGGATACTGGCGCGAGCACGACGCTTTCGCCTCAAGACCAGTTGGCCGCAACCAAGAAAGTCTATGACGACACTCTTGCAAAGGCAAATGGAGGCGATGAAGACGCCCGTAACTCACTTCTCAGCGTAACCCAGGATTATCTTGATCGCGCCAAGGAGTATTACGCTTCGTCCGAAGGCTATGCAAAAATCTTCGATGAAGTCAAAACCTCTTTGAAATCTACCGATACGAAGACGACCACACAGCTTGAATTGGCACGGGCATCTGCTTCGTGGCTTTCTGACATCAAGGACAACACCTTGACTATGGCTGAGGCTTTGGCTGAATATGTCGAAGCGCAGAAGAACATGAACGTGAACCGGGCTTGGGGCGTCCAAGAAAACCGGAACAAGGCGATCGTTAGTGATCTATCGTCGCAGGGGATCAATTACACCGGCAACTTCGGTGGCGGTCTGTTTGACGCTTGGACAAACGCTCAGTCAAGTGCGACGCAAGCTCTTATCCGGCAAGTTGTTGCAAAATACGATAAAATCTACAATGTCAACCAAGGAATGCGTCTTGGTGGCATTGTAGGCGCTTTTGCCAATGGCGGCATGGTCGGAAACGGTGTCTGGAATCAGGACAGCGTTCTTGCCAAATTTGCGGGTGGCGGCAACATCGCCTTGGCTGGTGGTGAGGTGATCACGCGAGCAACGTCCGTTAATACTCAGACAAAGGGTATGCTAGACTTCATCAATCGAACAGGCACCTTGCCAAACATGAACGACAACTCCCGAATGGATGGAGTCGAGCGGCGTCTTGATCGTGTCATTCAAACTCTCGCATATGGCTTTAACACAAGCGTTATCGCTATTGAAGAAGGCAATATGATCATGGCAGGACAAAGTGAGACTTCGAAACTTATGGCTTCCCGATGATCTACCTCATAGAAATGACAGCGTATGACCTGACGACAAATCAGGTCATCACGCGGCGATTTGGTTCGGTCGGATACACAACGCTTCCGACCGACTCACCAGCCAATATTTCTTTTGATGAGCATACGATCCAGCCTGGATCGTATGAGCGTTCTGTTTTTGCGAACGGAACGACAAGCGGTGAATCCGATATTGCCTTTGGCTTTAT